TACCTTTCTTTTTGACTTTTACTTTCATCTGTTATATAATAGAAATTTGTTGTTTTTAGTTTACTGCACGTAATACTTGCCTGCGTTCGGGTTGTCTAGGTGATAAATAACATTATACCTAACACCATCAATTGCGTGATTGTAGTTATCTACATAAAGCTTAGAACCTTTGTCAGCGTATATATAATTGTTCAATTCTTTAGCTATGTTCGTACTTTCAGGGGTTATGATTAATTCATAGTCTTGCATACGAGTTATGCCGCTTTCAATAGTTCCTTTTTTTACAGGTTTGATGTTTACTCCTAAATGTCTAAGGTCTGCTATTAGTCTTGGCTCTGCACTATCAGCAATAATAAGTTTGTTATCTACTTTGTCTAATATGATTTTAGCTAATTCATTTGACTTTATACCGTTCTTATAGATATGTTCTTTTAGATATATCCTACGCTTCCTTTTATCAATAGCTACTTCAGTAAGACTGTCAGGGTCTACACTAAAACCAAAGTCCATACCGCAAGAAGTTTGTAAGCCATCAGGATTGAACTCGCCTATACTCCAATTTTCAAATACTACTCCTTCTGCCTTGTCTAACCACCCTCCTAAGATTTTGTGTTGATACTTTTTAAAGTTCCTATGCTTTATGCTCTTAATACGCTCTAGGAAGCTCTGTGATAGGTTTATTATATTATCTAGATAGCTAGTATGTATATAACATACATTGTCTTTAAAGCCGTTAAAACCGCCTTCAACTCCTTTGTCCTCAAAAAACCTTTTGTATATCCAATGTTCTTTAGTTACAGGGTTTAATATTAATACAACTCTATTATGGATGTTCTTTTCTCTAATACTTAAATCGATTGTATCAAATATATTCTCATCAACAAGTTCTTCTGCCTCGTCTAAAACCCAAGTGCTTATTCCCTGTAAAGACTTTAGACTTGCTGTTTGGTTTCATGCTGAGGTTCTGATACCTCTAAACAATATATCTGATTGATTGCTTGTATTTACTACTTCTGCTTTATTAATACTAAACACTTCATCAAACCCTAGTAGCCCTATCTTTTCTAAGAACTCAGGTATAATTGACAAGTGGGCTGAAGTCATTGTAAAACGAGTAAAGAGTATTCTTATCCCTTTAGTCATAGTCAGTAAAGTTAAAAAGACTGTTACAGCAAAAGACTTACCCGAACCCCTACCGCCTGTAATTATAAAGTAACGAGCATCAGAAGAAAATAAAGGATTGTATTTCTTATTCAGTATCAGTTTCAACAAATGTTATAACAGGCATATTGATAGCTTTATCTCCTGAAGTTATATCTACTCTATTTGTTTCGTTCCAACCAAGTCTAGTCTTTGCAGCGTGTATTACAACTGAAGGCACTTTATCTTTTACACATTCATAATACTTAGACTTAATAAAGTCCTGTTGTATGTTTTCTATTTCTTCAACTTTGGCTGCAAATTCTTCATCTTCTTTTAACCACTTATAGAAGTTTGTTCTTGATAAGTCGCAAGACTTTAAAGCAGTAGTTATCACTCCTAGTGAACTTTCTAATGCTTTAAGTAATCTGTCTTTGTTAATCTTTGTTCTATTTTGTTCCATTTATTTTTTATATTTTTCTTCTAATATTATAGGCACAGCATTATTCCACCTTATAGAATGATGTAATCGTTTGTGTTTATTTCCCATTAAATTTATCTTTGTACAAGATGGAGAAAATAATACAGTATAAAATGATTTTACATAAGTACCACCATCTAAATAAAACTCAGTTAATCCCCCTGTATTTGTTTGAGTATCTAATTGTTCAAGTCTTAAATCACATATTGTTTGAAACAAATCTCCCTTTGTACCATATCTAACATATGTGTTTACATCTTCATTTATTCTTCCTATAAATTCAAATGGTCTATTTACTGAGCATATAAAAAAGTTCATTGCCTTCCTTGATAATTTCTTTTTAAATACACTGCTATTTTCTCCACCTATAAAATCACCACCCTGAGCAATACATAAAGTCTTTGCGTTTGTTTGTTTGTAGTAACTAAGTAAACTTGCAAACATTTTATCCAAGTTCTGTATTTTTCTTGACTTAGTTAAATAAACCTGATTTTCATCTCTTGTATATCTGAATTCTGTATAATCATCATCAAGCACTAAAAAGTATTCATATCCTAGTTCTTTTGCTATATTAAATACTGCATTTCTTGCAAATACAACCACCCTATCATCTTGAAAATTATCACCAATGTCAAATAGCTTCTCCTGTTCTTTCTTATTAAACACAACTACCTTACTTCCATACATTTCTTTATATACAGGCAACTGCTTATCATCATCTGAACATACAAAATATAAATCTCCTGTATAGTTAAATCTTTTAAGTGTTTCGTATGTATATACTTTTTCTGCTCTTCCGTATGTTAATATAAATGTTGCAAATTCTTTACTCTCCATGTTCTTCAAGATATTGATTTGTTATTTTCTCATTTAAAGCTATATAGCCACCTTCAATTGCTTTTTTAAAGTCAATTATAACTAAAGCACTATCTTCCATCAACTCTTGTATCTCCTTACTTGAATGAACATAAAACTCAGCTATATTTTTATAATTAAATACTGTATGCCTATATGCAGCTTTTATTAAAAATTCTTTTTCATCTTTTGTTGCATTAGAAAGTCCTATCTTTTTTATTAGCTCTTTTACCTTATCTTCATTGTAAAGTTCTTCTTCGGTAGGCTTGTTACCTGTTGGCTCATACTTAGGTGTTTCAATCTTTTGTGTATAAGTATTTTCATCTTCTTTTGTATCATCTAGGTTTTCCCATACATCTAAACCCCATTCAGCAAGTTGTACACTATCCCATTCATTAGCTAACATATCCCATTCCCATTCACCAAAGCCTACATTGTCTTTAACTATAAATTCTTTCTTTTGTTCTTCAGTAAGTCCTTCTGCTACTTCAATCCATACTTCTTTTAGTCCTGCGTCTTTACTAGCCTTCAATCTCATATTACCACCTAAGACAATCATTTCTTCATCAACTACAATAGGTCTAAGCTTTAACATTTCAGGAAATTCCTGTATTGACTTAACTAGTTTTTTAAACTTATCGTTCTTAATTATTCTAGGATTGTTTGGGTTTCCCTTTACTTTACTGATCTTAACTTGTTGTTTCATAATGTAGTGTCTTAGTATATAATAGAATTTTTGTTAATTTATTTAGTAGTCTTCATTTACTCCTCTTGTTCCTATGAGCTTTTCTTTTGCTCCTGCCCAAAGCTTGTCACCTCTTTTTTTTTTACTTAATGATGCTTCAGTTCTTTTAAGTGTTGGTATTCCTTCTGTTGGCTCTGAGTCCATCCATTTACCGCAACTGCATTGTGCTTCTTTGCATACCCACTTTTTATCTCTTAGGACTATTGTAGCTTTGCCAACTTCTTTTTCTTCTTTACCACATTCACAACTATACTTTGTCATTATGTAATCTGTCTAGTTCAAAGTGCAGGTGATTAATTGCTTTCTGTATATCTTGTTCAGCAGGGTTACCTTCTTTTTTTCCCGCACGTAAGAGGTAACTTATTGCCGTTCCTAAATTGTAGCTATCAGGTTGAAAGTCCTCTACTACTTTTCTTGCTGAGTAACCATACTTCTTTCCTGAATAGTAACTTGGTTCAGGAGTTAATTTGTAATCTACTTCTATTGGTGGCATATTTTCTAGGTTTTTAATTAGTTTCTCGTTCTGTGTCATTTTCTAATAGTTTTAATAATTGATGCGGTGTATATATTCTGCTATCACCTGCATAGTTTTCAAAGATACAGGTAAAGTTGTCATTTTCCCAAGTCCAAAGACTTCTGACATTATTTTTAATGTGGCTGTTTAATACCCATTTAATTGATTTGTAAGTTCTATTTGTATTCATTATATAGTTTTTTTATTCCATCAAAGCAAGTTGATATACAAGAACCACAGTTAGTTCTAGGACTGTAGTTAGTATTGTATATTGTATTATATGTTTCAATCATTCTCTTTTTAGCTGCTTGATCTTTTGCCCTACCTGTTTTTAAGTCTTTCCACATATCTAAAATTTCATCTACTATTTCCTGCGGTAAACTTTCCGGACTTTCTACTTCAGTTGTTTTATCCCAATACTTCTGAGGACAAGCCAAAGGTGCTATTCGTGCTTTGACTTTCATAAAGCATTTACAAATGGAGCAATTTCCTAATAAAGATTTGTAGTAAACACAACCTTTACAGATAGCTATTCTATCTTCATAGATTTCGTTAGGTACAAAAAACTTGTTCATATTATGAAGGAAATATAGCTACTAGTTTTTCATTCTTTTGTTTTTTTTTATCTGCTTTTTTTGGCTTCCTTTTTTTAACGATTATTGTCTGAGAAAACCCAAACATCATTTCAAAAGAAGAACACTTGTCAGGGTCATACATTTTCATTCAATTCTTTTTTTAATATTGTTCTTACTTTGTCTATTGTAGTAAATAAACTGTTTCTGCTTATTCCTGTTTTCTTAGCTAGTGAGTCAAGTGTTTCACCTGAGTAGTAAAGCTCAAATATCTTTTTATCGTACCAAGTTTGCTTATCTAATACTTTGTCTATTTCTTCAAGCTTCTCCCATTTGTATTCTTCCACAACTTCAGGTATATTATAAATACTCTTATGAAACTCTTCTTGTTGTGCCTTACCCATTGAGAAATTTGTATTATAACCTGAATGTAATCTTTTGTAATATTTCTTGTATTTATAATAGAATGGACTTCTTACACTTGTTAAAGCTCTTCTTAATACAACAGCACCGTAACCTTTAATTCCTTTTAAGCCGTCTTTATCGTAAATGTTTTTTAATGTTTCAGGGTTCATTTGTAAGAAATAAATCATAAGTTCCTGAACAGCATCATTAATAGCTTCTTCATCTTGCGTAATACCGTAACACATATTCCTAAAGAAAGAACTTAGCTTAGATATTTCTGCATAAATCTCAGTCATTTATTTGTTCTAAAGCATCAATCTTATCTACTACATCAAAAACCATTTCACTAAGTACAACTTTATAAGCTCTTATTATTGAAGCGTTTGTTTTAGTTTCAAGCCCTGCAAAAAAACCATTTGTTGCGACTGAAAGATTTGTTGGTATTATCATAAGCCAATCGTACCAATTATTTTCTCGTACTCCTTTGCCGTAATTGTTGTGATATTCTAAAATAACATCTACCACATCTAAAAAATTATTGTATCTT